ACAATTAATGACCTCTATGGCAAGATAGTAGGTATTCACGGAAATAAATTGATAATGGAGGTACTTGATTTCAATAACGGTTTGGAGGATCTACGCAATCATACGTTAAGGTTCGTAGGAAACCCGCAGGAGAGAATAGATGAGGATCCGCTTAGGATACTGAGGGGGATAAGGTTTATCCTTTACGGCTATAAAATGCCCCCAGACCAATTAGAAATTATGAAGAAGAATGTTGATAAGCTGGGTGGGTTACCTATAGAGAGAATAAGGGATGAGATACTGAAAATACTAAAGGTTAACCCTGCGGAGGGGTTTGAACTACTTGACGAGTTCGGTCTGTTAAAATATCTCTATGGAGAACATTACGAGGCATTAATGAATACCTATCACGATTACAGGGGTTCACACCACGGTGAGAACGTCATAGAACATACATATGAGGCGTTAAAGAGACTTAGAAACCCAGACATTGAAACAATATTAGCAGTAATTTACCACGACGTGGGCAAACCTTATACTATGAGCGAAAAGAACGGAAAAATAATGTTCATAGGTCATGCTAATAAGAGTGCAGAAATTGCAAAAGAATTAATGAAGAGGCTAAAGTTACCTAACAACCTAATAAAGGACGTTACTAACTTAATAGAAATGCATATGGACTTCAATCTAGCACAGAATAACGAGAAGAACCAGGCACAATTAATTACTAAGTTAATGCCGTTATATGATTGGAACCCTGAGAAAGTAAGAGAGATATATAATAAACTAATAGAGCTATCTCACGCGGATACAGGGAGTGAGAATATACTCAACATGTCCAACAGGATAACAAAACCGATTGTAACAGGAGAAGACATAATAAACACTTTTGGTGTGAGCGGAAACATAGTGATGCATTTGAAGGAGAGAGCATATACTCTGCAACTGCTAGGGTACGATAAAGACGAGATAATGAGGATGTTGAAGGGTGATAACAAATTATACGAGTTTAGGAAGCTGTTAGAAAATTGGAGCTGAAGAGCATTATCTGACTTCCTCCCCGCCCTGGAAGGGCGAGGCTTTCCGCTTCCTTAACCCCTTTCTTTGTAAGTTCGAAAAAAAGAATTTATCTTACATTGTGTTTTTGTTTAGTTTTTTGGATAGTTCGTCCAAAAGACGTTTATCCATCAGTAAAATGTCTGTAATGTCATCAATATATTCGTTCACTATGTCTTCTAGATCAGTACGATCAAACTCCACATCATCAACGTCAACGTCAACATAATCTTTGAAGTCGTTGCATATGATCCCTTCTTGCTTATCGCAATCACAATTGTCCTCTAATCTACTATATTTTATGAACACTGGTACTTTCATTTAGCTCACACTATAATACTATCAAAAACTGGTATATAAACCTCAAACAGCTGTTTGTGAGAGCGGAATACGGGTCTGATCCCCCTGGGAGGGTGAGGTTTCCCGCTCATTAACTTCCATTTAAAACTACGGAAAATATCGTAGTGTTTTGTGCATATATAACTAGAGTATTATCACATATGTACGATTTTACTTCTCCACCATCATGTGCCACTATTATGCTTCCATTTATTGGGTAGTATAATGTCTGTTCTATCAGTGCTGTTCCATTTATTGTGATTTTTCCTTTTTGCACTGTTATATGCCCGTTATATAGTATCTGCCAGCCGTATTCCGATACACCATACGATGAGTTGTATATTACAGTAAAACTAGGATTTACGATAGGATATACCGTACCTGCAGGAGCGAATCCGCTTATAGATAAGACAGCAGTTTGAGTACTGTACAGGTAGAATGTAATTACATAGGGAGAGTTTTGTGAAATGGCAACAGTAGGATCTGGTGCCGTAACGTTTACTATAACATATTCGTGCGGTTTTAGGATTATTATGTTTTGGTACCAACGATGACTGTTAATTACCGGCACCAATACATATGTTTTATTGGTAGGGTTTTGTATGCATATCGTTAGCACGTTGTACTTATTTATTTCTCCTACGTCGTAGAAATCCAGTACCTTTGCATGCAATTGTGGTTGATAGAAAAAAATAGAAAACGTGAAAAGGGATGGTATTATAACTGCTAAAATTAGTATGATTTCAAACTTTTGCATCTTTCATCATCCATACTGCATATTGTAATGCAAAATAAAATGTAAAATATCCCAAATCTCTAAAAGAGAATATCCATATTAACGCCGGAAGACCCCAAGCTAATTCTTTCTTATTATTATATAGTAGGATTAATGCAAAAAGAGACACCTCAAGTACGGTATACACGAACGAGGGGATAGGTAAGCCGAACGCAGTAAGGAGTGAAAACGAAACGCCCTGCTGTGCAACAGGTTGTGTAATAGTTATAACGGACGCAAGGTATTGCTTTGAAATGAAGGGTATTGATGAGAGCAGTAGCGGTAACGCGAATTCTATTATCTTTCTAAGTTTCTGTCTTTCAAATTTAATTAGAAGAATAGCTATCAGTATCGCAAACTGCTTTACGTCTGCAGAGATTCCTAGGAGCAGGTATCTGAATCTCTCATTAAGTAGGGCAAGAAACGCAATAGAATATGCAAAAAGGTTCAGTTCTTGCCCTGTCGCAAAATCATATGAAAGTGCAGGAAATAGGAAAAAAGATGCGATGAAAGCGTTTTCGTGTCTTTTGAGGAAGGAATACGTAAAAGCTAAAACAGCTGTTATTACGTTTACTGTTTCAAGGTTATGCAAAACCGCAACGCTGATGAACGATAATGGGGGGTAAATATAGACGGTCGGCAGAAATGAGTTTGACGTAGTGCCGGTAACAACGTTATACGGAACGTGATATATGAAAAATGCTTTAGTCATTGAATAAAGGTACGGGTTTTTTCCGTCGAGGAATAAGTGTGACGCGTATAATATTGTTGCTTCTTCATCCGTTAGGATAGGTAATCCTGTGATTATATTCACCACAGCTGTAATAGTAGCAATAGCAAAAGCCGAAACAATGAGTATTCTTTGCCTTACGAATATAGAGATCATGCCTAAAGCAACAACGAGAAATGCTGTAGGCAATAAATACGGTTTTCCGTCACCTAAAAACGCTGATCCCATGCTAACTAAACCCAGCCCTGCCAAAAACCATGATATATTATCTTTCAATTTTTCTTCCATAACCGACGCCTACAACCTATCGGTACTTATGGGGGTAATGCCTAACGTCTGTGCTATTTCGAGTGGAGACAGCATTTCTACTCTCATTTTCGATGTGCTTACTCCTGCAACTTCCATGATACTCCTTTCAAACGCTAACAAAAGTAACACTACTAGTTTATGTGCCTCATTGAGCTTAGCTATTATATCATCATAATTTGCATCGCTTGATATCAAACTATGAAGCTCTGAAAACTTTTCAGACAATTCGTCAATGGAAAGACTTGAAAACCTATCCGTCAAAATCGATAATAAAATCTGGAAATTATCATCTACGTTATATGGGGTGCCGTAGAACTGCAGAGACCCGCTCTTAAGATCTTTTGTTAAAATCAATACGTAATTGTTTAGGATTTCTTGCACAGTTGTTATTTTGATGGCTTCTTTTTGGGTCACCTGCCTTGTAGGGATTATAGCTTTTTCCCTGATTGCTTGCCTGACCAGGTTTGGGTCAACTTTTACAATATTTCTTCGTCCAAGTGGTGATAATTGAGGTTGTTGTTGGGTTTGTTGTATTTGTGGAAATAGTTGCGGTGGTGCAGGCGTTGCCGTGTTTGCAGGTATTTCATATGTGGGTTCTTGTTGCTGTTGTTGTTTTTTATTGGAGTTATTTAGGCTCATGATAATTTCTTTCCCCAGAAGTCATTTAAAAAGCTGGTTTTAAGGCTCAAACAGATGTTTGAGGAAAATTTTTAAGTTTCTGATGTTAGATGTTTTTTATGCAATTACAAGAACAAGAAAAGAACAGTGAGATTTTGTCGTCTTCTGCTGATGTTTCTACTATTGCAAGACGTTTGAAGGACGAGTTAGATAAATATGTTGTCGGAAATGAAGACGTCAAAACAGCTGTAATAACAGGACTTCTGACAGGGTTTCCTACCCTGCTCATCGGAGACCCAGGGACTGCAAAAACGTATACTATCGAGATCTTATCAAAAATGATCGATGGGGTTAAACCAGAAGAGCTTTTTATAGTACTCGCTCACGAGGCAATGACACCAGAAGACATTTTTGGAAATACAAACCTAAAAAAATTGAGAGAAGAAGGAGTACTAGAATATATTACTGAAGGCTTCTTGCCTTCTGCTAAATTAGTTTTCATAGATGAGATTTTCAAGAGCAACAAAGTCCTTGCCGAATCGCTGTTTAGAGCGATTAACGAAAAGAAGTTCAGAAATGGAAGTAAAGAGATCTCGTTACCATGGCTAGCGTTCTTTTCTGCGTCAAACGAGGTGAGGGTGAATACACAAGCGGACAGAGCATTCCTCGATAGGTTCAAGATATTCGCTACGGTTCTTTCGCCTAACTTGGAAGACATACAAGATCTCAAATCAACCGCGGAAAGGTATTATAAAGTTCTTACGGCAACTAAGCCTGCTTTCATCCCAATTGTAACGAGTTATGACGAAGTTAAAAAAATACAGGATAAAATTCTTTCAGATTACTCCAAATACACAACACAAGATATTGTACTCGAAGCGGTGAAGCAGGCTAACCTCATCCTGGGTGCAATAGCACAGGCTTTGCAAAACCCAAGAGCGTTTGGTGATTCCGGAATTGTAAGGTCGTACTTCAAATCGATGGGCGGATATCTGACAATCAGCGAGAGAAAATTCAAAAGTATAATGCAAGTCGCTAACGCGTTACGTGAAATGTTCGGCAATTCAACAATTACACCAGTGCATACTGCATTAGCGTTCTATCTTACAATTCCATTCACACCAGAGCTAAAGAATATAGTATCCCCTCTAGTCTCGTCATTGATCAAATCGTATTTCAACACAAATACATCGAATAAGTCTTCTATTGATATTAATAGCTTGGTAAAAAGTATTTCCAAAACAGCAGAGAAAATCTTCACGGACGAAAACCTAAATAAGTTACTAGACGAAACGTCGGCTTACGCTGTAGATGTTATTACTAAATCATTTCCAGCGTCGTCACCCGATTTAGCAAAAGATAGAGCAGATCTTGTTAAGAAATTTTTGGAGGTAACAAATAGTACTGGTGACACACTGTATAAGTTGAATAATTTTATAAAAGCTGTAGGTACCTTAAACGATATTGCAACTAGGTACGCCAATAATATTAAAATTAGGACTTTAGCACAGAAACTGCTTCAAAGTGTTGTATCTACTGTCTCTGACAAGATAGATATAGATCGTATAAAAGCTAATGCGATGACCGAGCTTGATAAAACTTATAACAAGATAAAAGCTGAAATTGAAAGTAAATTTAACGAACTAATGAAACTAGGAGAGAGCGACGAGAACAGTAAACTCATCTCTGGGATACAAAAATTCTTCCCGCAATTTTCTAACGCATTACCAGAAGCAGTGGTAAACCAAGAGCAAAAAGAAGTAATAATGAAGAGTCTTGACAATACTATAGGTGAAGTAAGGACTAAAATACTAGATTTCATAGACACATTAGAAAAAACTAAGAAGATACTTTCGCAAATTAAGTGAGAGTTATGCAAAGCTTCTTTAATAATAATGAAGATGAAGAGAGACAACTAACAGAACTAACAGACACTATCTTTGAAACAGTGATAAAGGATTTAAAATCTAAGTCTCGTTATCTCACAAT